TAACCCATTAGTAACCTACTCCTTTTGTTATTTCATCATAATCTTCTGCATAGATAGGATCTATTTCTTTGAATGTCATGTCAAGTACAATTTTTATTGGTGTTCCATCAGAATATGAAGCCCAAGTTCCTGCTCCAGTATAATTTACATTGAGTTGTGTTAGTGCACATGTTTTGAAACTATTTAAAAATGGATGTTTATCTCCACCCATTTTATATTCTAATGTAAAAATATCAGGTGTTTTTATAAACATTCCACCAGAACCACTAGTTTTATTTAAAGCTCCTGCTTTATCTTGTCCTGAACCACCTTCTTTACCAGCAGTATCACCTTTTTTTGGTGACATTGATTGTTTAAGTTTTCTTATAATTTTCATTACTTCAAATGCTTCATCATCATTTCTTGGTGAGAATTGTACATTAAATGGAAAGGATCTTAACCTGACACCTTCAAATAATAATTCTCTATTACTGTTAAGAATTTGACCTGTTGATCTTGCTAGAGCAGAACTTGCAGTAACATTTGAACCTATTGTATTCAATGCTGTCCCAGATACTGCTGATCTAAAACCATCCATTACTGAAGGATCTAATCCTAAAGAATCTGCATCTAATTGATTTAATGCATTAGTATATTGCTCTACAGCTTTTCCAGGATCTTCCATAAAGTTCTGGGCAGCTTGTAAACCTACTAATTCAAATAGGTTCATTGTGCTTTCACCCCAAGTAACGCCATGACTATCGTTGACGTTTTGTGGTATTGGTATTTTTACATAATATTTTACTTTTTGATTTTTTTTATTAGCACTTCTTGCACCAGAACTTTCGCCAAATTTCCATCTTAATCCACCAACATTGGTATTTGTTACCTTTGTGTTTGTTTTACCAGAACTATTTTTCCATTCTTCAGTTTCTTGATCACCAAATTTTATACTACTACTACCAGTAATACCACCTTGTGGAGGTATGTACTCTATACATTTAATTACTAAAGCATCTCTAAATTGTTCGTTTGCATTTTTTGGATATGTATATACATGTCCTGTATCACTTGGACCTTTATTTCCTTTATTATTACCTTGATTTGTATCACCTGCAACTTTAAAGAATTTAGAAGAATCTGTTTTTGTTTCTTTAGTTGTTATTTTCTTTTTTGAATTTTGTTGAATTTTTTGTAAATTCTCAACAGAATATTTTCCACCTGGTTTATCAAATAGCGGACCTAACATTTATCGACCTTATTTTGTGATTATCAACTATTTAGACGAAATCTTGCGAAAGGAATTGTCCTTAAGGATCTTAGCTCCATTTCAGTAACTTTATATAATCCACCAACTACTTCATTCCATGTATAATTTCTAACTTCACCCCAGTGATAGTTCAATCCACGGAACCCCCATTCGAGAACTTCAAATACAGCAACTAGTGGATGTGCATCATATTGTATGAGAGGTGTTTTGGGTTTATAAACAAATACATAATAATTTCCTGATTGTGGAACTTTACCACCTTCTGATAATACATTAAGAATTTCTACTGCTAGATCATCAGGATTTTCAGTACCTATCAATTCATCTAGAATTGGAGTAATTCTATTTCCTCTTTGTTCTGCTAATTTTCTTCTCTGACCTTGTAGAAAAGTTTCTCTTTCTGCCATTATTTGATACCTAGTTCTTTTTCAGTTATCACTTTAAATTCCCATCTTCTATCTTTGCAGAATTCTTTAGCAACTTTCCATTTTGCTTGATTTCTTGCATACTCGTATGCCTCACGAATATAACTCCTTGTTTGTTTCTTTGGTTTCTTTGGGGGAGTAGTTTGTTTTAGTGGTTTAACTTCAACGATATAATTTTTAATGATACCGTTAGATTCTTTTACTTTCATATAGAAGTCTGGAAAGTATCTATGCACACGATTGTCAAGAGGTGAACGATATGGTATTGCAATTTCTTCACTGTTCCATTCTAAAACATTGGCATTTTTGTCACAGTAGACCATGAACTTTCTTTCCCATAAGGATCGAAATATAATATTAGTGGGATCACCTTTATATTTTCGTGGGAATGATGGATAATACTTTCCTTTGTAAGCCATCTAAATAACTATGTTAATCATATTAAATATTTAGAGTGCGTAGACCGATACCGAAGAAAATATCGCAGATTCTACCAACATTTCAAAATGTTGCTCAAACATCACATTATTCTGTTCAATTTGGATTACCTGCTAGTAGTTTGAGGGATCATTTAAGAGCTAAAGGTGTTGACACTAGATTTAGTCTTGAGACCATTGGATTACTTTGTTCTGGTGCATCCTTACCTGGAAGTAGTTTAGCAAATGTTCCAACACAGGGAGATTATCAGGGTGTTGTTGAACAAATGGCACACACTAGAATATTTACTCAAATACAATTAGAATTTTATGTTGATAATTTATATAAGTCATTAAAGTTTTTAGAACATTGGATGGAATATATTTCTGATGGTGGACAAGGATATCCTACTGAAGATAATTATTATTTTAGAATGAGGTATCCTAAACAATATAAATCAAATGAGACTAGAATAATTAAATTTGAAAAGAATTATAGACAATATATGGAATATAAATTTATTGGTTTATTTCCAATGAATTTGAGTTCAACCAGAGTACAATATCAAAACTCTCAAGTTTTAAAAGCAACTTGTTCGTTTAGTTATGATAGATATATTGCAGGTTCAACTACTTCATTAGAAAGAGATAGAGGAACTGATCTTAATAAAAGGATTGATCCTAGAGATGCACTTCCATTAGAGAAAAAAACATCTAACGATTATTTTAAGATTTTAAAGGATCCTGGAGTTTATGATAAATCTCTTCCAAAATCTCAACTTTCATTTTCGGATGCCATATCTTTAACAGATTCAAAAATACCATATAGTGGGTATATGAATTCTAATTTATGGAATGATAAACCTTTTTCTGGAGATGTTATTTCAATTTATGATAGATAATTCAAATAACCCACCTATATAAATTACGACTTGTTATAGTTTATTATGCCTTTACCAAAAATTGCAACGCCTTCTTATGAGTTGGTTATACCATCTTCTAAAAAGAAGGTTAAGTTTAGACCATTTCTTGTAAAAGAAGAAAAAATTCTAATATTAGCAATGGAGAGTCAAGACACTACTCAAATTGCTAATTCTGTAAAAGATGTTATTTCAAATTGCATACTTACTAGAGGAATTAAAGTAGAAAAATTATCAACTTTTGATATTGAATATCTTTTCCTTAATATTAGAGGAAAATCTATTGGAGAAGATGTTGAAGTTATGGTTACTTGTCCAGATGACGGTAAAACACAAGTTCCTACTCGTATTATGTTAGATGATATAAAAATTAATATAGGTAAAGAACATAATAGGGATATTAAATTGGATGATAATTATACTTTAAGAATGAAATATCCATCATTAGATGAATTTATTAAAACTAACTTTTCTGCAGGTGGTGATGATATTAATGTTGATGATACTTTTGATTTGATTGCTTCTTGTATTGAACAAGTTTATTCTGAAGAAGAATCTTGGAATTCAACTGATTGTACAAAGAAAGAGTTATCTCAATTTGTAGAACAATTAAATTCTAAACAATTCAAAGAAATTGAATCTTTCTTTGAGACCATGCCCAAATTATCTCATAAAATTAAAGTTATAAATCCTAATACAAAGGTTGAAAGTGAAGTCGTTTTGGAGGGATTGCAAAGTTTTTTCGGGTAAGTATGTCTCATGAAGATCTTGAGTCATACTATAAAATAAATTTTGCCTTGATGCAACACCATAAATATAGCTTGACAGAGCTAGAAAATATGATCCCGTGGGAAAGAGAAATTTACCTTTCTCTTCTACAACAGTATATTGAGGAGGAAAATTTAAAAGCACAACAGGCAAACAATGGCTGAGATAGCATCACCAATATCAGGAGGAATACAGGCAGTTAGGAGAACAGTCTCTTCTAGTGCTTTTACTGGTGCTGCAGCTCCACCTGCACCTGCACAACCAGATCCACAAACAACAAGTTTATTAAGTCAAAATTCATCTGCTTTATCTTCAGTATCAGGACAACTTGCATCAATATCTCAACAAGTTGGACAATTAAATTTTTCTTTATCAGCAATACAAAGTAATTTAGCACTTCAGGCTCAATTAGATAGACAAAGAGCTGCAGCAGAACAAGCTAGAGAAGCACAATTAGCAGAACAAGGATTAAGAGAAGGTAAGGAAAGTGCAGTAGAGAGGAGGATGCAGAGTGCCCTACTTAAACCCGTTCAATCTATAGCACAGAAAGCTCAATTTACTTTAGGTAGATTATCTAATGCGTTTATGATGATAGTTGGTGGATGGTTAGGTAGTAAACTTGTTGAATTTTTAAAAGCGAAATCTGAAGGGAATATTGATTTAATGAATCAGATTCGTGATGGTGTCATTGGTGGTTTATTAACTCTTACTGGTATATTTCTTGGTGTAAAATTAGCTATAGGTGGATTAGTAAGGGTATTAACTTCAATAGCAGGTAATATTTTTAAGGTTATTGGTAATAATATGATAATGAGACCGATAAAGGCTTTAACAGGTCTTTTCGGTAAAGCAGCAAGTGTTGCGTGGAATGCAATAAGAGCTGCTGCTGGAGGAAAAATAGTTAATCAAACTGTTAAAAATGTAGCACCTAAAGCTACTGGTGGTATTTTAAAGTGGTTAACTGGATTATTCGCTATGGGAGGTGGGGGTAAAAAGGGAGGAGGAGTAAAACCACCTAAAACCAGTTTAACTGGTGGTGGTGTTACTACCACTACCATATCTGCAGGTCTTGATATTTTAGGTGGTGAAGATGTAAAAGGATCACTTATTACAAATATATCAGGTGGTGGAGCATGGATGCTCGTTAATAGGTTTAGTAAGGCAGGACCAATACTTAAATTTTTACAACAATGGCTTGCTTTTGATGCTGTAAAAGGTGTAACGGGTATGTTAGTAGGAACACCAAAAGCAGATGGTGGTCAATCTAATCAAGATCAAGGTGAAGTTACTGGAGAACAAAGTTTAACAGAAGCAGAGAAAGAACAAATAATACAAGATGCTGGAGGACCAGACAATATAATGCCATCTGCGTTTAGTCCTATAGATGAAGAAGAGGAAGAGAAACCTAAAGGTTTTATGAGAGGTCTTGCTGGTTTAGCTGACTTTGCAACTTTTGGTGCTACAGATTTTGATAAAAGAGGGGATTTATTTAAAGGTAAGAAAAAGGAAGTGAATGTTGCACAGAATATTTCTTCTTTAGAGGATCCAACTCCAAATGTAATTGATATGAGTACTACTAGTAGTCAAGATAGTGGATCTTCTTCATCTGGATCATCTGGAACTGATATGGCTAATACTCTTCCAGTAATACCTTCATCAAATGCAGATAATCCTACTTTTCTTGCATCAAAATTTTATGGGGTAGTAGCAGTATAATATGTCTATAAAAATAGTTAGAAATTCTTTACTTAAATCTTCTATCAGTATTGGTAGTATAAGAAAGTCTGTCACGTCTTTTACTAAAGGTATGAAGGGTGCTCAAAAGAAAGCATCTGAAATTGTTGAACAAACTGGTGAAGATAATAAATTTTTAAGATCTTTAATAAGTAAGGATAAATCATTTTTTAGAAAAAGAAGAGAATCTGTTAGAAGAAAAGAAAGGGAAGATGAGATTGAAGCTTCAACAGTAGGTGGTTCAATTAAAAGGCAAGGTTCTATTCTTGGAAAGAGTACAAGAGGATTTCTTGGAAGAATATTAGATTTTCTAGGAATTGTTATACTTGGTTGGATGGTAACACAATTACCACGTATGATTAAGACTGCACAAACGCAGATTGAAAATATCAAAGAAGTTATTAATAATTTGCGTCAATTTACTAATGTAACTGGTAATATTCTTGACGGAATGAGTGGAATGTTAACTAATTCTCTGACTACTATTAGAGGATATAATTTTGATGAAGATAGACAGCGTATTAAAAAAGCTGGTGATGAGATTGAAAGAGGTTTTGAATCACTGAATAGTGATATTATTGAATCCTTTAATTTATTTAATGATCCAAAGCAAGCATATAATAATAATTCATGGACAAAATTTCCAGATCCTAATGATGGGGAAGAAAGTGGACAAGGAGAGGTTCAAGAAGATGGAGATAGTGAAGAGGAGAATATTACTGATGGTGAAAAGGAAGAAGTAAAAAATCAATGGTGGGATGTTCTTGATCTATTTCCAAATAAAAAGAAAGAAAAGGATAATAAATCTGAAGATGGTAACGATGAAGAGAAAAAAGATGAATCTACAGATCAAAAGGATGACCAAAAAGTTGAAGGGCAGAAAAATAATATAGATGCTGAATCTATAAAAGAAGATTCTAATAATAAAAAACCTGATCCTGATAAAGGATTGTCTCAAGAGGAGATTGATTCTGCAGTACAAGAAAATAAATCTCAAGAAGCTGAATTTAATATGTTTAATAAGGGTGGTGAAGTTAAAGGTATAGGTGGTATTGACCAAATTCCTGCAAAATTGACCAAGGGTGAATTTGTTGTACAAAAACATATAGCAGAAAAGCATAAAGAATTTTTATCAATGTTTAATAGTGGTAAATTATCTCCAAGGAAGGCTATTAATCAAGCTAAACAAAGTATAGATTTGGATGCTCTCAAAGGTAGTATGCCTACTTTTGATGAAAAAAGTATTCAAGAGATGATGTCTGGTGCAAGTACTGCTATGGATCAGGTTGGTAAATTACCTTTTGATAAATTGGGTGATTTTCCTATTGGAGAATTTACTAAAGATATTGAAGGTATAACTGAAAAAGTATCTAATTTTAGACCAGAAAGAAAGTCTAAAAGTACTATAATGATACGAAATAGTGAATCTACTTCTGGTTCTAGTCAACCTCCAGTTGTTACAAAGAGTAAAAAGAGTGGTCCAAGTATTGTTGTTAATGGAGCTAGTGTAAATAGTACTATAAAAACACTTCAAGAATTAGAATCCGCATTTACGTAATGGCAGCAATAGATAAATCAATTTACGAAGAAATTGTAATAGAATCAGCAGATGGTAGTAAGACTGTTGATATAGGTCAGGGTGTCATGCAAATTCGTTATTTTGAGGATTTATTTTCTCCTAATATAACTGCTACTATATTTGTTGTGAATACTGGTAATACTGTAGAAGGTAAGGATGGTAAATTGACCACCATATATAATGGTTTACCTTTAAGAGGTGGTGAAAGAGTTGTTATGAAAATTGCAGGTAATTCTGATTTAAATGAAGGTTTGGATTTTTCCGAATCATCATTATATTGGCATGTTAAAAGTGTTACTGGTGTTATGATTGATGAGCAGCAAGAATCTTTTATGTTAAATTTGGTTCCTAGAGAAGCAATTACTAATGAGACTTCTAGAGTTGGTAAGAAATATCCAGCATCATCTTCTATATCAGATAGTGTAAAGGATATAGTTGCAAAATATTTAAAGACTGAAAAGAAAGTTGAATGTGATAAAACTCAAAATCCTTATGGATTTGTGGGTAATTTAAGAAAACCATTTACGGTTCTTATGTGGTTAGCATCAAAAGGTGTTCCAGGAACAGTGTCAGGTGAAGATGCTACTGCTGGATATTTTTTCTATGAAACACAAGATGGATATAATTTTAAATCAATAGATCAATTGATTGATGATGAACCTTATGAAACTGATTATGAATATTCCTCTGGTGTTATTGCTAATGATCCTAATAATGATTTTAAGATACTCAGTTTTCAAGCGAGTAAAAATCAAGATTTGATGGAGAAATTAAAACGTGGTGCTTATTGTAGTCATAGAATATATTTTAACCCATTAACATTTACATATACTAATCCAGAAAAAGGATTATTTAAATTGGAAAATTATGCTGGAAAATCTAAGAATATGGGTGAAAAAATTACTTTACCAGCATTAAGTGAGAATGATGATAAAACTCTTGGTGATGTACCAAGTAGAAATATTACTGCTGTTATGGATATTGGTACGATGGAAAAGGGTGCTTCAATAACAGAGAATGCAGATCCGACTAAAATACATTCTCAATCTATGATGAGATATAATTTACTTATGACTCATACTGCTACTATGTTAATTCCGTTAAATACTAATTTAAGGGCAGGTAGTCTTATTAAATGTAAATTTCCTAAAATTGATATGGAAAATAGAACTGATGTTAGTGAAGACCAAAGTGGTTTATATATGGTTAAAGAATTATGCCATCAATTTGATCCTAAAGGATCTTATACAAAATTAACTCTATTCAGAGATACAATGGGACCTCAAGAAAAATGATAGGAGAATCAGTAGTACAAAGTAATTTTATAGGAAGAGACGGATTCAAGTGGTGGATCGGTCAAGTTGCACCTGAAGATTCGCAGGGTGATCAATTAAATGAGATTGGTGATGCTTGGGGTAATAGGGTTAAAGTTCGTATTATGGGGTATCATCCTCAAAATATTGTTGAATTACCTGATGAAGACTTACCTTGGGCACAAGTCTTATTATCACCTACTGATGGATCTGGTAAAGCAAATAGAGCAAAATCACTTCGTTTATCTCCTGGTGATAGTGTATTAGGATTCTTTTTGGATGGTGATGATGGACAACTACCTGTAATTACGGGTGTTTTTGGTAATACTAGTTATTCTCCTAGTGATGAATATAAAGGACCATTCCAACCATATACTGGATATACTAAAAAGATAAAGAATGATGGTTATTTAATTGCAAAAACAGAAACGAAT